GGAAAGGAAGTGTATGAAAAGTATATTATGTATATTGGGGTTGATGATGACTCTCAGGGGAATGAATGACAAGAGAGACATATCCCCACTAAAACCTAAGCTATATTCGGGCAGTGTAAAGAAAATACCTGCCCCTTCTTTTTTGCAGATATTCGCTTGTTACAAGTGCAGCAATGATATAGCCTATGTTTTCTACAATAAAGAAGAAGGCGTATCCCTCTGTGAAATCCATGCCTACCTTGGGGAATATATCCTAGAGATGGGCAAAGAAAAGTATGAATTATCTCAATACAAATAACTCCTTGTGGGTTAAACGTTACTGCTTAATACCCTCTTTTGGAAAAGTTGGCGCTTTTTTAAAAGAGGGTATGTTATTTACTAACAAAATCAAAACCCCTCCATATGGGTTGAGACCATAGGAAGGGGTACTTAAAAAAAGGAGTGTAATGACGTATGAAACAAACGTCCTACGGGGAGAATAATTATAAATTTTAGGCTTTTTGTCTATAAGGAGAATATATGTTTGAGAAAATGCAACCAATAGGAACACGTGTACTTGTGCGTCTTATTAAAGAAGAGCAAAAGACATCGTCAGGATTGTTTTTAGCCCCTGAATACGAAGAAGATTCGCGTATAGGAGAAGTTCTTGCGGTAGGCAATGGAAAGCAATTGCATGATCGAGTTATTACTCCTGAGTTGAAATTAGGCGCTAAAGTATATTTACCAGAACGAGGAGGATTAGCACTCACGGAGGATCTGGTGATATTTAAAGAAGAAGAAATACTCGGATTCTGGAATTAAATAAGCCGCCCGAAAGCGGCTTACTAACTTAATGCATCTCTCCAGAAAAAAAAGGATGTTCGGATGAGTTAATAACTAACTACAAACTGGATAGATACACGTAGTCTAGTCTAATTAGGTTCAAATTCCAATATAGTTATCGTATACAAGATATACTAGAGCGGCTAATGCCACTCCGCCTATTATAATAATCGATACATCGACATTCATTTATCTTCCTTCGAATTAGGGGTCAGATCAATATCGATACCTACGTTCTTTTTAATCAGCTCTTCGGACAATTCCTCAATAGGATTATCATCCGGTATTGATGGGTAAAAGTATTTTAAAGCAACTGCGCCACCAGCGGTTGCGGCTGCCAATAAAAGACCAAGTATATAAGCTGTGTCCATAAACGACTCCTTAAAAATAAACACCAGTAAATCCAAATCGAGTAGTATTACCTATCTGAGTATTGTTAACAAAACTTGTAGTCGATCCTGTCTGATTCTGAGGATACATAAATCTCACCGCTGTTCCACCACCTATAGGGTTGGTAGTAATAGTACCTTGTATCACGGTGCTTGGTGATGAAGAAAGAAGATACAAGAATCCATTCATAAACTGTGTATCATCAGGAACTGTATTGGTAGAAGCGGGAAGGTTGCCGATAAAGAAATCTCCCGTTGAGCTACCTTTGGCAGTAAGTTCTACAAATGCATATACCTGAATAAGTGCACCAATCTGTATGTAGTATCCACGTAAGTTAGCAGGGTTGGCGGTTAAACCAACTGATCCTGTTGTGAAGTTAATAGTTGGGGTAAACGCGGTGAGCCCGGTGTAGTTAGGCACTCCGCCTCCGGAAGCTCCCCATACAGGAAGAGCTCCTGCGCCCTGGCTTGTGAGTACTTGCCCTGAAGTTCCCAATGATGATACTTGTTGTAACGGGTTAGTAGAAGTAGTTCCGCCACAAAAAACAGAATAAGTTGAAGTAGAAGCAATTCCGGTTCCACCAAAAGGAACTTCTATAGGTTTATTGCTTCCTATCGAGTTTTTAGTTGCCATAAGTCCTCCTTAAGTATAGATACCACTCAGCCAGAGCTCGGTAGTATTAGAAATATTAGCGAATCGGTATGATGCAAGGGAAGTTCCTGCCACGTTATTGTATGGTATGAATGTAATAGCACGCTGACTGCTGTTAGTTGGATTGACGGTCAGCTGAGGATTGAAGTATGCCCCGGGTGATGAAGCAAGGTTCATAATTCTTCCGGTTATTCCAAATGGTCCTCTTTGCGTAGAAGGTATAGCCGAAACAGCTGGTATATTCTTCACAAAAACTTGCAACCCGCTCTGTTGTGGAACCGTAGGAGTTCCTTTATTAGTCAGTGCAATATGAATCCACACATACATCATATCTCCTATGCGTAGATAATAACCTTCCTGAGCACTATACGTTACTCCGGTTGCGCCATATGCATAAGAGAATTCAGGAGTGAAAGCAGTTATACCGCTATAGGTTGGCTGTTCGGGAGAAGATCCTGAATCTTGCCATGTTGGCAGTGAAGCAGCCCCATTACTCGTAAGGACTTGCCCCGATGCTCCCAATCCTGCTACTTGCTGCAATGGTCCTGTTGAAGTAGTACCACCGCATAGTACTGCATAAGGGGAGAAGGAGGCATTTTGAGTGCCTCCGAAAGGAACTTCTATGGGCTTTCCAGAACCGATTGAATTTTTAGTAGCCATGAGACTCCTTAAACGATCGTAATGTTACCCATTGATGATTGCACGATCCAAGATAAATTCGCCACATTACACACAAGATATATTGAATCTCCGATATCCGTTGACGCAAGAGATCCACCTGCGCCTGTTGTGGTGGCTTGATTTGTCATTTGGACAGACTGACCTGCTAATTGAGCTAACACCCATCCATTAGCATTCATTGCTGAAAGGGCTAACTGATCCCCCACCGCAGATGTAGCCGGTAGAGTCACGGTCACTGGGCTTCCACCATTAGTGAAATAACCATTTCCTGGATTAGTTATCGGGCTCGCGACTATCACAGACCACGCAAGACCACCACCTCCTGGAGATGCGGCTGAGCTTCCAAGCTGGCCATTAGGATCAACAGTTACAAACTGAGGGGAAGCTACTGTGGTACCGCGTATCCCGGCAATAAAACACGTGTCTTGCTCGCTATCTCCAGTTCCCTGGGTACCTATACGAATAGTGTTCAGGTCAGACACAGTACCCATGTTACCTATAACAATATTAGAACCCTCAGCGGTATAATTCACACCGGCTTGATATCCAATACCTATGTTATAACTACCACTATCGACACTTGCCAGCGCCTGATAACCTATCGCGGTACTACCAATGGTGGTATCTATAGACTGCAAAGAAGCATAACCAAGAGCCGTGTTAAATCCTACCGAGGTAGCGTTGATGTTTCCTGAGAATTGACCAACGCAGGTATTGAAATCTAAATCAGAAGTGTTGAGAGATACTTCGTTTGACGCTCCATCAAAAAAAACGGTACTTCCACAATCGTTGTTAACGAGGTAAGAAGATATCTGAAGCACGCCTCCCGCCTGTACTGCCGTTCCGGCATCGGTCGGGAAGTTAGATGCTCCGGATCCTGAACCAATAACCGAAATGGTAAGTGTGTTGGTTCCGGGAGTTCCTACTACAGAGGTAGTAATACCATCCCCTATTACATTGATATTACCGTCACCATCAGCAGGCACAGGCCCACCTGTATTCCCAGTAAGCGTGTCGACTGTTCCGCCGCCCTGACCAGTCACACGAACCCAGTGAGCTAAGGCCCCTTTGGATTGTGTAGTTCCTGCAAGAGAAACTAATGACCATATCTCCGGCAATGGCTCGGCTGATTGATCAAGCCACAGATCACCTATAGAAACGTTATTCGTGTCATATTGATTGGGTTCACGCATTTCAAAATGCCAGTTAGGCGGCTGATTTGCATTGGTACCGATATAAGCGGTACCACGCGTTACTCCTACTTTGTTACTCATTATATCTCCTTAGTTAACTTGTAAGGTTATTCCCATAGTCATTATACCCGTAGCACTTTGCGATACTTCGAAAGAAACTAAACCTCCTGCGCTCACAGAAACTGAATTCGATGTATCACTTATGACTCCTGTTGTTAATGCAGTAGCTGTCACTGTTATTGCGGTGGCAACACCATTGACCAAGAGGGTGATAGTATCATTGGTTGTAGAGGCATTTGACCTAATATTCACATAAAGATTCGATAGCGTCGCATCAAATGGCATAGGAATTTCAACTGCCGCAGCTGTGCCACCACTTATTCCTCCAAAAAGAGAGAAATATGTAATAGCAGATATACTTGAGCTTGCGGCACCTTGACCAACAAATGATGCTGAATCGGACATAGGCACAGAACCAAGCTGTCCTGTTGAGGTATTGATCGTCACCAATTGGCTGTTAGTGGTAGCAACATTGGCAATACCTGCCATATAGCATGAGGTCTGAGTAGAGCCAATTCTTGTTGTTAAGCTGTCTCCAATTACTCCCGAGTTACCAATAATAATATTATTGGATTCATTTGTGGTGAAAGATCCACCCGCCGTAGCACCAATTAAAATATTGCTCGATCCACTGACAAGTCCCGTCGTCCCGTTGTTACCACCAAGGTAACCAACAATAGTGTTTGCGTTACCTGATGTCATAAAGTGAGCACAAGATCTTCCCACAAAGGTGTTATTCGTTCCCGTCTGCATTAAGTCGGCACATCGGCTTCCCAAAGCAACGTTGTTTGCCCCGGTGGTTAAAGAAGTAAATGCCATGTTACCGACAGCTATATTTTCTGAACCGGTTACTTGTATAGAGGATCCAGAAGATGATCCCAGAAAGGTGTTGTTCCCTGTAGAAGTAAGCCTTAATCTTATATTCGGGCTGGAAGTAGCATCAAACGTAACTGATTGACCCGAAAGAAGAGATGTCCCTTGAAAATTGAATACAGTCCCTACCACTGATCCGGTATTACCATTTATGGTTATATTACCAGATGCGGTCGATGAAGATCCTAACTGGCCAGTTACTGTATCGATAGTTACTACTTCTGTGTTAGCTGTAGTAACTCCCGCAATTCCTGCGATGAAACAGGTATCTTGCTGACCACTTCCTGTACCTTGAGTACCAATTCGTATGGTATTTGCGTCCGCAGCAGTTCCTTCATTACCGATGCATATATTACTGTCTTCGGTAGTGTAAAAACTTCCTGCTTGGTATCCAACTGCAATATTGTCTTCACCTGTTGTTAGGTTGTTGAGAGCCTCAAATCCGAGGGCATTATTTCTACTGCCTGTAGATAAAGCGGTAAAGTTGAAAGCGCCTAGCCCAGAATTTTCTACTCCTGTGCTGATAGCTCCTCCAGCAAACGCCCCAACCGTAGTATTGGCACTTCCATCGGTAAGTCCATTACCTCCAAACGCACCAATATTTATGTTATTAAATGCGCTTGCATCGTTGAGAGTGAGATTCCCCGCTTCGATTCCCATAAATATGTTACCGTTGTACATACTTATGTTCGATTCGTTACCCCCACCCATGTTCCATCGAATACGCTGAGCGCTGGTATCTGCCTGCTGACCAAACGGATCATTAAATAAGATATCTCCCGATTCAATATCGATAGCGGGAGTAAGAGCTGCGGAGGTTAAATCACCAAGCGTTATGGTATTAGTAAGAGAAATATCAACTACATTTGCCATTCCTGCAGTCGTTATATTATGGCTACCGTGTAAATCCACGTTGCCCGATACATCGGGTAGCACTACCGCTCCATCATCGGTCGTGAATGACTTAACTTCACCTGAACCGCCAGCACCCGTTATTTGAACCCAATGTGCGAGCTGACCTGCTGAGTTTACGTTGCCTTCTAATGATACTAAGGTCCATAGGTTTGGAAGTGGAGTCGCTGATAGATCAAGCCAAAAATCCCCAAGAACCACATTCTTGTCATCAAACTGAGTAGGAGCTTTATGTGCAAATGTCATGTTCGGTGGTTGATTTGCATTAGTTCCTAAATACGCGGTTCCCTGTTTTCCACCAAGTCTGTTACTCATGCTAATTTCCCTTTGAGTTCATCTAGTTCTTTTCTGAGTTTCTGGATTTCATGCAGCAAAATAGCCGGCATATCATGATACCTTACGTTATCCGGACGCCCCTCTTCATCAAGATTCACTATTTCAGGCATTATCGCGTATACTTCTTCAGCTATTAGACCATATTGCTTACGCTTAGAAGTATCTGTCTTATAGGAAAAATTAACCGGACGAAGCTTCATCACGAATGTATCATCCATATCCTGAATGTTATCTTTGTACCTGGCAGAAGAAGATATAGTTCCTAGCTGTCCTTCATCAGATATGAGCAATGGAGAAGTGGTAAGAGAATCTGTAGTTACTCCATATGAACCAGCAATGAACGCTCTACTTTGCTCTCCTTGTCCAGTTCCGGTCGTTCCTAATCTAATAGTATTACTTTCAGATACAACGCCTGAATTACTAATACATATGTTACTTATTTCAGTCCCTGCATATGCATTACCTGATTGCCTTCCAATCGCAATATTATATCTTCCATCAATAAGGCTATTTAATGCACCAAATCCAACGGCCACATTTGAACCATTAGCTCCACCAGACAATGATGCCATAGCTCCATTACCAAATGCAGAGTTAAAGGCAGAAGTGGTACTGACAGTAAGGGCACCGTATCCTACTGCAGTATTTTGATTACCCGTTGTAATGGAGGATCCAGCAACTCCACCTATTAAAGTATTTTGAAGTGCTGATGTCATCATTTGACCGGCATTATATCCAATTGCTGTATTGTAATCACCAGTATCAACCATTTGCAATACGTTTGCTCCTACAGCAACATTTTGGCCTCCTGTTGTGACAGAATTTAAAGTGAAAGCTCCAACAGAGGTATTATTTTGAGCGGTAAAAGTTCCATTACCTGCAGACAAACCTATTAAAGTATTTCTATCACCCACACTATCAGTGGTATTAAGACTTACTGTTGATCCGGTTGCAGAGAATGAAACCGTTGCCCCTGCATTCGTCAAACCATCAAATGTTATAGGGTTTCCAGTCGCAGATCCCGTATCTCCATTGATAGTTACTCCTCCTGATGGGATAGTCGCAGATCCAAGTTGACCGGTAGTTGTATCAACAGTTACCATTTCACTGTTCGCAGTTACAACTCCGGCTATTCCAGCAACATAACAGGTATTCTGCTGGCCTAATCCGCCACCTTGCGAACCAATACGAATAGCATTGGATTCACCCGTAGTTCCTCCTGCCGCAATACATATATTGCTTGATTCAGAAGAAGTGTAGTTAAACCCAGAGAATCGACCATAGCAGGTATTATAAGATCCATCAAGAAGCTGATTCAAGGACTGTCGTCCTGCAGCTGTATTATCACCAGAACCACCTGCCAGTGTGTTAAGCGCTCCCCCACCAACAGCGGTATTGAAATCGGTTGCTGTATTATTTGAAAGGGTGTTAGTTCCGAATGCGGTATTTGCTAATCCAGTCGTATTCTGAACACATGCATTAAGACCAAAGGCACAGTTTTGTACTCCAGAAGAGACATTTGCGAGCGCATTTTGCCCAACCCCAACGTTCTGATTAGCATCAGTCATATCAAGAGTTATGGTACCCGCAGCAGAATCAAAACGAACAGTTCCCCCACTTTCCATGTCAGTACCAACAAAATCAAATACGGTACCAACTGAAGATCCCGTATTACCATTAATAGTAATATTCGATCCTCCACCCCCACCACCTCCTCCTGCAGATCCCGCTTGACTCATACAGAGCATTAATTTTTTGAATATCATACTCTCTCCTTAAAATGTAGATCCAAAAATAGTAGTAAGATACACTGTTCCGGATGTTAACGCCGCATCAGACTTCACGTAAAAACGGTCACCTTCTGCAAAAAGAAATACTCCACCCATATCGCTTCTATTAGCCGTAGCATCATAGAGCACAAATCCTCCAGCCGGTATGACATCATGATCATCAATACCATTGACCGATATGAGAACTTCACCATCAGTAGTATTAACGAGCTTTATAATTCGGCATGGGAAGTTTAATGGAGAATCTATAAGCGCATATGTTCCAGAAATACTTCCAAAAGGAATCGATCTTAGCCCATCAAAACGAGCTCTTACTGCATTTGAGTACATACTATCTCCTTAAACGTAATAACCAGAAAGATAAATATTACCGGTTCCAGCAGTTCCTTTTGCATATACTTTGGTTCCCTTAGGCATTAATGCTAGATCAGAATTAGGTCTGGCATTATCTTGAAATCCAAAAGTTACTGATTGATTGGGAAGTACCACTTCATGATCAGTTCTTCCATCATAACTTATAGTGACAAGTGTCGAACTGGAACTATTAATTCTGAGAATTGAACAGGCACCTGGTAGACCACTCGTATTTATAACTTGATACGTGGCAGTTAATGCCGATGATGCAATGCTCGTTAAGGGAATTGGCTTTATTTTAGATTGTGCCATCATTTTCTCCTTGTGATTTTTGATCTACGTCTTGAATAGATTTGGCAATATTGTCTTTAACAGCGTTCATAAAAGCAAAAGAGGCATCTAATGCCTCGCCCCAAGTTGCCGCTGATGGAACACAAAAACTGAATGTGTGATTTCCATGCTTAGTTTCGAATACAATTTTTTGATGAATATCCATATAGTATCTCCTAGAAGTCGTGACAAAATGTCACGGGTTGTTTTTGATGTTATATTAACCCCCCAAAGCTCAAAACTCTAGGGGGTCACGGAGAATAGTAATGAATATATTTTAAGGAGCTATATCCGTCACATATGGAATGTAGCGAATATCCGCATCAACATATATTTTCATCCAACCAGTGTTAGAAGAGTTATTTGCAGTTGTCGTATTGAACGTAACTACTCCAGCTGCTAATGATTCATTGGTTACGTTGGTGAATGTTATACCACTTAATATAGATCCTTCATCCCCTAAAGTGACTAAACTGCCACCTTGTACATAACCTGCTGTTGCCAACACATTACCAGTATTAGAGGTAATATCATTTTGAGCTTGTATAGTTGTAGAACTTTGAATAGTATTCGCAGTTATTCCCGTAGAAGCATTAAGAGAAGTAGTTACTATTCCACCAGTTGATTGTATTACCCCAGTAAAAGTTGCGACTGTAGGAACAGCGCTGGTAACTGTTGCCCCTCCTGGAAGAGTCAGTGATTGACTTACAGTAAGATTGTCGAAATCACCAGTCCCACCTCCGCCACCTGTCCAAGTAGGTGCACCAGCTGAAAATGAAGTAAGAGTATAGGTCGCATTCCCTACTGTATCAACCCATACTTGGCCAATTTCATATTTATCATTGGCGTTAGGAGCTCTTCTCGCCACGATTGGTTCAAGAGCAGCATTCATTTGAGGATTAGGATAACCGTACAATGAGTTACGGCGTGTGACTTTAGTAGCCATAGTATCTCCTTAAGAGTGAAACTTATATCTCTATCATAGAATCTCAGACTTTTAGTTAACAAGTAGTTGACAAACATTCCACTATGTTTATAGTGGTTATATATACAAGTTGATAACGAGTGAATATGAAGAATTGAAATCTATGACAGTTGAAAAAAAGAGAAAGCAAATCGTATGGGATGTGCAGCCTGACTTGCATCTAGACATAAAAATTAGAGCTGCTAAAAAAGGCATGAGCATGAATCTCTGGATCATGCGTGCTATATACGATCAAATAAAACGAGAGAATAATGAACGTCTTCAAATAAAGGATGAAGAATGGAAAGAAGATACTGTATGAACTGTGGTGATCTCTACACCAACAAGAATACAAAATTCTGTAGACATGAATGTTACGCGCGACATAAAGCAAGAACAGAATTGAATGCAGAATATATGGCAGGACTTATAGGAGATAAGTTAGTCATACGAAAGATTTTATTGGCTGCGAGTATGGTTGGTGCAGCAGCTGGAACAATTTTTTTGATATTTGTTTCGCTAATAATGACGGGGTCGGTCTTAGTCGGGCTGGCTCTAGTAATGATAATAGCACTAGCGAGCTACAGTATCTAAAAAAAGCCTGTGAGATAACGTCACAGGCTTAGTTATTTTACTTATTTTAATGGAGAAATTATGTCAGATATCATGGACTTATTAATTGGATGCATCTACTTAACTGCAATGCTCCTTTGTGCCACAATCCCTTTCGCATTATGCGTTCGAGTGTTTAGATTTATTGTAAATCGTTAATTCCAACTAAATGAAGAGGTTATCATGGAACAAAAAAATATTTGTATAGATATGAACTGTGGATGGAGATGCGAAAGAAAAATGCATGGATTTGGAACAGTGATTTTTGCATTCATGTTTCCTTATGTTGCAATATTTTTTGCATTAATAAAATATTTCTATATTCAACAACCTACTATCAAATCAAATTAGGACAAAAATAGCTTGGCGATACCATCAAGATCGGTCTTAATAGCATCTTGAACTTGCTGTTCAAGATCTAAAGGCCTTTTGCCGCCATTTTCCTTAATGATTTTTCTTGCTGCATTCGCCTCTATTTGTGATGCGTCATTCAAAGCCTTTAAGTTATGTATAACGCGCTTCTTTCCCGAATCCGTTTGCATCAAAGTTGGGACTGTTTGCATGAAAGCCCTCAAGTCAGCGTCAGTAAGCCGAGATCCAAAGTATTGCTTAGCATTTTTCACAAAGTCAGCGGATAATTTCTCAAACTCTTCAACATCTGGGTTTCTTCCCCTTATTACAGATTTAACAGCACCTGCAAGTGGGGAAACAAGACTGCCCAATATACCACCACCTATTCCTCCAATCACAGTTCCGATTGCTGGAACTACTGATCCAATAGCTGCGCCTGCTGCTGCTCCGCCTCCTGGGCCTGCAAGACCTGAATCTTCTATTTTATTTAAAAAAGTCCACAGCCCTGAATTAGGAAGATTTCCTTTTTCGATAAGCTTGGTCATGCGGTCTAAACGCAGGTTGTTTTCCTTAGAAGCTTTTTGAGATTTCAATACAGTGTCTGCATATTCTTTTGTTTCACGCATAGCTTCTTTTTGTTCTTCTCGAGCGATTTTTCTATCTTCGGCTGCTTGCTTCAGTTCTAGAGATTTTTCTCTCAATTCTATTTGTCTCTCTTGAGCTTTTTGCATCGGGGATTTGAATAAATCTTGAAGAGCTTGAGTATTTTGAGCTGTGCGAGGTTGTTCTGTTACGACATTTCCTGTAGGAGTTTGTTTTATCTGCGGAATTTCCTGGAAAGGTGCTACTTGAGGCTGCTGTTGCAACCCTGCAAAGTTAGAAAAAGGCAAAGCTTGTCTGAGATTCGCCATCTGCTCTAAAGTAAGAGCTGGTTGTACCGCTCTTTGACCTGCTTGTTCAGCTCCTTGCATTTGAGATGCCGCTCCGAGACCCTCAATAAGCCTTTGACTTGCCGAAGGCATAGCAAGTGATTCTTGTGGCGCTTGAAGTTGAGACAATGCACCCAGATTCTGGAATGCTGCTTTTTGAAGATCTGCAGGAAGGGCTGAAATAAACTGACTTGCTTGAGGATTTATTCCTACTTGTTGCAATCCACGTTGGAGGTTCGATTGCTGTAGTTGTTGCATCTTTTGTTGTGCCAATAGATCTAAGGCATTCCCTAATGATTGACTTACACCAGACCCAAGTGCTGATCCTAGGCTTGGTAATACTGAATTTAAATTTATTGCCATGATTACTCCTTATGAACCTTGAGCTAACATGCTTAAAAGTGAACTAATAGCGTTTCCTGCTTCACTTGTACCACCTGTTGCGTAGGCTGCACCTGCACGCAATCCCGCCTGAGCAAGTTGAGGTAGAATTTGTTGTAAGAATCCACCTTGCTGTGGTGTTTGTATATTAAGATATGGGTCTGTTAGTCCTAAACCGAGTGCCTGGAGCCCTTGTCCACGAGACTGAAGACCATATTGCGCCTGTTGGGCTGCTAAATTACCTTCAAGACCAACTCCGGCGGATCCTAAAAGTTGTGCGAATGCTGGCGAGCTTTGCGCTCCTGCCCCCATGGAAGTAAATCGTTCTGCAAGAGATGGGACTGTTATCTCATTAAATTGCCTACGTGCTTGATCCGCAATAGGAGCAAATCCTTGAGTTGGATTTTGAAATTGTTGCATTCCACCCTGCAAAATCTGTAATATAGCTTGCATTTGCTGAGGGTTGAAGCGATTTGGTTGTTGCAATTGTGCTGGGGTTCCTGCGAAGAATGAACCTATAGATTCACCGATAGCCATGCTATCTCCTTTCTATTGTTTTTAAATTGTTTCCTCCCGTATACTTATACTATATGTATCCTGTTACAAAAAGGAGAATCTATGAAAATAATCCTGCTAATAAGTATGGTGGGTTCTTTCGCACATGCGATGGATACTGGCAACAACCAAGTTATTAAACGCAACTCGAGCGCAGAGAGCATTGAGATAGACCTGGAAAAAGGGCATTTATCTATTCCTGTATCGATGGTGGATCATCTCTCGTCCCCACCTCCTTCCCAATCGGCTTCTACCCTACAAAATAATGATACGACGACATCGCCCTACAAGACTATAATCATGACAGGGTTAGCCAGTCTTGTTACTGGTGGCGTAAGCGCTATCATTACTTATTTCTCATCTAAATCAGGAATGTCGAACTCGACATCCTGTCCACCGCCTCTGCAATAGAGGCATTATTATCAGCTTCAACGGGCCCTTAACGGGGTCCGTTTTTATTTAGGGCGATTACCTAAGTACTCTTCATATCGAGCTCTTATCTTACGAATCTCATTAATGACTCGATGGTATTCAGTTTTGGGAAGATCAGCCAAAGTCTCAAGGCCAAAAAGAGATAGAATATCGGACGTTATATTTTCATATCCATCAAGCTCCATCATGAGCTGATTGTATTCATTTCGAGTAATGGTTTCAATGACGATGCGAGCGTCCTTCTTGGTGGGCTTTCGAGCCTCTTTGGCCATATTATCCAACACCTGCTCTTCACCATTGTCATCAAAGAAAAGGGGATCATTACTTGAAGGAGCTATGCCAAGCAACATAAGTGCATGCATACGCTTGTGATATTCATAGGTATTACCAGTTTGTCGATCAGTCTTTCCAGAAAATACCCGAGCTGTTGACGAAATCCACTGCCCAGATTCATGACCGAGCATTGATTTAAGCAGTGCAGCACCTGAGCCTTCATCAAGAAGATCGATGTACTGATAAAAAGAAAGGCCATTGGCAGAAAGCGCCTCTTTTGTAGCGTCTCGAATAGCAGAAAGATTAGCGAATTTGCCGCCAGCGGATTCTTCATTGGGAATTAAGTTTTTGTAAGAGCCTTGCGCTTTTGCTAATGCACCCATGAGTTGATCGATCTTTTCTGATCGCTGTTCCTTTGTGGATGCTTTGGCTTTAGAAAGATCGGACACCATCTCAATGAGGTCGCGAAGCATCTGTTTTATCTCTTGCATACATTCTCCGTACAAAAAAGGCAGACGAACCAATCAGTTTTAGGGACTAGAAGGGGGAGGCTCGCCTGCCAATGTCTTAATTCTTAAGATATTCAAGGACAACATAGCAACGAGTGAAGGCACTTCGGTTGCTCGTAGTGGTTATATTAACATTTGTTGCGTCAACATCAAGTTCGATATCGTCACCGGTAGTACTTGCATATGGTATTGGAATATACGCCAAAGCTATCGGATCAGAAGCTGTGGCGTATATGTTAGTAAAGGTAAAGGTCGAGTTAACATCCGGGATATTGTGAGCCACTGACTTTGTTCCTGCATTGGGTAATGCTCCAAAATCAACCACCATGCGATACGATTGTCTGAGTTGAGGATTTGCATTGCTCGTGATGGTAGCAGTCGGTTGAAAGAAAACATCTCCTATAACGAATTCTTGCTGCACAAAATAGCCACTCGTCTTAGTATTCAAGACGAGGGCTATATTGTTTACGTTTTGGTACAGACGTACCAGGAGCTCTTTAAATTCATCGCTATTTACATCAACACGGAATAACTGCTGCACATCCCAAATATTCGTAGTTGGGACAAATGATCCAGGATTTACTTGTTGAGGATAAAAAGCCATTGTTACTCCTATTGTAAGCGTGCTGATCCGCGAGATGCGTAGAATACCATACCATGCAATTCAAAATCACTAAAGGCAATATCCGGATTAGTTATCTGTGCAGGGCTCATAAAGAGCCGAAGCTGGATATACGTTCCATCTGCCTGCAAATAGACCTGATGCCACAGTCGATCTTGCGTAGCCTCATAGGGATATAATGGATATGGATGCGTTTCAAGAACCGAGGTGCCCAACGCACTTCCACTGACTTCTGCCTCGTTTGCTAATGGCAGAGAAGAAGAAGATGTGAAGTATTCTACCGTTAATTCTCCGTCATCTGTCCTATCAACCTGGAAAGAAACACGTGGAACAAACATATTACGATCTTCTTTTGCGTAGAAGTTGTACTGCTTAGTCACGATATTTATGTTACTTACTCGTGCGATGGTACCACCACCCGTGTAAGTTCCGGTTGAGTTAGTCAAAATAGTGAAGGTATTACGATCAATCACATTCACCAGGTATATATTATCGTTATAAGAGGTTATACCTTGGGCATTTTCTATAATGACATAATCACCTGCAGAAAGATTATGATCTATCACGGTTATAATTCCCGCATTAGTCATATTAGTTATCTGAAGCGCAGGTGCGTTACGAGAATAGTCTGGATCGATGATAAAGACGAATCCTTCTTGATTTCCGGCAATGATTTGGCGGAATCTTGCTTGAAGGATAGCTCCTCCCCAATTTTCAAGACTTTCTCCCCAGAGCTCATCGCTATTTGCCCATGTTTGAGAGAATGATTGCTGGTAGTGCCCGAAGCAGGTGATAGAATCCTCATTAATCGCCCATACACCCGTCTTATAGTTGTAAACAAGTACTCGATCAGGGTAGGGAAAGTCATCAGTACGATCAATACTTGGCAAAGTCCAATAGACCATCTCAACATAGTAATCACGAATTCCATACACCCTCTCTACACCATCGCTATCATTATGTATTTCAAACACCAAATCAGGAATCTTGCTATCGATTCGCTCTACGTTGGAGCCATTACATGCGTGAATACCAACGTTTCCAACCCCAAGCGCAACCTGATCAAAGGGAACTACTGAGAAGGTGCTTTCCGCACCCAATTCCGTATTGATTTGTTGCCACACAAAAGGAAGAACTTGGTTACCCGTATATGCAAGCTCCCACGTAGAACGCTCAAAAAAGACAATTAGGCGGTCTTTTACAAATTCAACGGTTACAATGGCTTCTGATGTAGGACAATCGATGAATGAACCTCGGCCAACAATGTCCTGACGCCATGCATCAGCATCAAGAGGAGAACCATTTTGAGAGAACCGCGCTCTATTAATAAAGGTGGTCGGAACACCGCTTACTTCTTCAATAGTATTGAGCGCAACTAAACGATCCTTGAAAGGAACGATAATGCGCGAAGATATAAGCTCATCACCACCAGCATTAATAGTAAAAGTGGGAGTAGTCCATGTAGAACCATCCCAGTATCTTATTGGATCATTATAGTTAGTTACGAATAACAGCCGAACGTTGGGAGTAATACCTTGCCACGTTGTTCCCCAAAAGAACTGAGCATTTGTTCCCGTCCATACCTCAGTCCCCGCCTGCTCCCATCCTGTAGCCGTATATTCATAGGAAAACTGAGTATCGAAAGCAATAACCGGTTCATCATTATTTGCCTGCACATCATAAGTCACGAGACCCATAACAGGGAGTGCTGGATAATAATAAACTATAGTGGCAGGAGTTGCTCCTGTTATTACGACAGCTCCAGTCGTAGTATTAAATGTGCCCGTTGCTGCCGTAGTTGAAAGCATATTCGCTGGAGTTCCTACAAGGGATACCGTGAACAACGCATTACCTACAGAGAACATCATTCCCGTTCTACCTGCGGTCGTAACGCCGGGGACCGATACGGCTAAATTACCTGATCCATCAGTTGTACCAATATTGATACGCAATCGCGAGGCGAGAGTTTCAAACCCTGCAACTGGGCCGGCTGAACCTTGCATAGGACGAGAGCCGAATCGCTTGCGTACGCGACCACGAAATACATAGGTATTGGTCATGGTTGCAAAGGCATTATCAGGAATCATAAACGGTCTAAGATCCGTCTGCAAACCGCCGTCATTGGGAGCAATCATAAAACGATCAAATGCCATGTTAACTCCTTAAGATGCTAAGCTTCCGTAAGCTACCCACATAAATGTTGAATTATTGGCTGCCGCATTTACCGTGAAGGTTCCACCTGGAAGAGTTATAGTTTGTACCCATACTCTGAAATCGCCAGTTGGTGTTAATTGCACTGAAGCAATATTATTCATGGTCGGAAAAGCAACATTAGAATTAACATCAATAACTACGGGAGCGTTTGTTCTTGTTCCGGTTCCCCATCTGATTAATACTCCAGAAGGAAGTATAGTAAATCCAGATCCTCCGCTGGCTGACAATGTGCCACCGCGTCGAGTGAATGGAACTTCTATTGAAGCATCACCTTTTTTTATACAAAGCTGATTAGATCCATCCACTAATCGGTTGTACATATTAAATTGTGATACATCAGCAGGAACAACTGCCGCAGGTTGTTGGGTAAATGTCACGAACTTATGCTTACCCTGATCAGCGCTATTAAATGGTTCATGATTGACTGCAAAAACCGTATCGATAGCAGCAAAGTTATCTAATATAGGCTGCTGGGTATTCTTTATTTTCTGATTAGCTTGAGGAACATTATTATTATATGCCATTTTCTCTCCTAGTAATTAATACGGCCATCCGCCATTGCCAAAGAATCCACCCCATCCATACCCATAGTTCTTACCCATAGTGTAAATAGTTGGAGTACGCTCGTTAGCTGCTTGCATGAGCGTTGCTCTGAGAGTGAGTGATTCTTGCTCTCTGAGCATCGGCATTATGAGCGCTACTGAGTCCATATCCATTTGATCTTCGAATCGTTTTTTTGCTGCAAGAATAGCAATATATTGCCACCATTGCTCAAGCTGTGGGCTCTCATCAGAATCAAGAAGCTCAGATGGACGAATATATACTTCAAGAGATACCTCATACACTTTGTCTGGAATAGGTCGAAGTAAGAACTTCTGATCAAAGTAGAGAATACACAATGGTTTAGACGCTTGATACGGGATGGTTTCAGACTTGATAGGTTGACCAGCCGTGATCGCATTGGCGAAGGTGAGTACATATTCACCAGTAATGTAGTTAATAAAGTTATTAGGATCCACTACCGTCGTAGAAGTAGGCGGAGTATTAGGCTCTGACAAATTACCGAATTCATTGTTAATAGGAGTATCGATAAGCGTCTGTCCGGTGTTTAATGATCCGCGTCCTGTGAATATGACGTTCCCTGGTATAACTGGCTTTGCAAAAAGCGTTCCTGAGTATGGGCCTTGTGTCCCATCTCCGGTTAATCCGGTATCACCTATCGTATTCACTTGCGGATAATATGCGTAGAATTCTTCACGTCGCTGTGTATAAAATGCAGGTACACCGGCAATAAATGCAGGTGGATGCACCGAAATATACCTATTCTTAAAGTTATAGAGTGGATCGTTTACATCCGTGGTATTCGTTTCGTATTCACCCACATTTGGTTGTGTATAGAATTTAAGTACTGTTCTGGTAGGGAATAAACGTAACCGCTCAGGAAGATCATACAGTATCACCGTATTTATATAATCATCCAGCTCTATGGTAGTAAGCTGTCCTTCGGACGGTGAGCGTGTTATCCGACGAACTTTATTTCGTATCGCTTGCAATGTCGTTTGTGACATGAAATCTCCTTTATGGATATGGTAACACGTTCTGAGTTGCTGATCGTAATGAGCTATTTATTTCCCCTACAGGAACTATTTGCGCGGGCGTTGTAAAAGCGCCAGGAAAGGGAGGCGGTATAACAAATGGTTCGACATGCAGAGTGTTAATTGAAAGCAAAAACTGCGTGTCATTTACCACCGTTACTTCGCCGAGCGCTTGCCTAGGAGCAAGAACCATCCCAAATCCTTCTGGTATAACCAACCGCGCAATAAGCCCATCGATATACTGATGGGCAAAAGAGGTTGTCACTAACGCGGGAAAGCCATTAGTGACAGCTATGACAACGCGCATAGCAGGTTGATACATAGGATATTGTTCTGCTAGGATTGCCATAGTTCCTCCTTTTAAGCTGTTTTTACTTCAATAATGGATGAAGTAACCGGTGACATATCAAGATCAGAGTCCATAAAGTCTAAGCTTTGGAACCCAAATCGATAAACTTTACGAGCCATGCTTGGTGCTTGCACTGGCTTTAGTCTACCATCTGCAAGACCGGTTTGAACAACCGCGTCACTCTCAGCGCCCTTCAGTTGTTTGTATTCGTAGTAGAAACAATCTTGATTTAAGTGACGGGCTACACCGCGTGGTATGCGATAGCGCTCGCCATCTTCTAGAATGTAATGATCTATTTCATCGCCCTTATAGAGCTTAAATCCAAAAGCAACTGTCATGCCTGGATTTTCATAGTTTTTAAAGATACCGGTAACCATCTCTGAATCACGGTCACGTAAGCGTTCCATATCTGCCGCTGTAAGTGTTTTACCCGATCTTCGAGTTGTTTTACCGATTACGCCTAATTTTCCGTCTTTCATTCTTACTCCTTGAGAAAAACCCAAGGGCTCGAAAGCCCCTGGGAAGTAATGCGCACTAAGAGATAAACTCAGTACTATTGATTGTCAACGCTGAATGATTTACCAGCCACCCAGAAGATAACATCAGAAGCAACACCCGCAGGGCTTAATGTCCCAGCAGCCATTTGGATTCCGATGATACCTTGGTTTTCAGTAGCATCACCAAGTATGTCAACATTGAAGTTCAGTGCAGTTGCAGTGTCTTCACCAACTGGTACCACTTGAGCAGGAGTGAAACCAGGAGATGATGTAAGAGGGAATGCAAATGCGGTGAACCCTGAAGAATCAATATCAATCGTGATTGTATTGTTCACCAAGTCTACTGCGATAATGCTTGCTTGAACGCCGTTCAATTCAGTCATACCGTAGTGAGTCGCATCAACAGTAGGGATAATGAAGCGAACTTCTTGTCCTACTGTGAATTGGTGAGTAACTGTCATAGTAATAACAGTTGTTGTTCCAACAGACGCAATCTTAGAAATGAATCTACGACGCGGGTAGAACAATGGATTGAAATTAACTTTTCTGTATGAACCAGTAGTTGCAGCGGCAATCTGTGCCATGAAAGCAAGAGTGAAGCTCGTGTTTGCAACGATTGATCCAATAGTAAAGTCGATCCCACCCAACTGTTGTCCACCTGTTACGTTGTACAAGCGAACTACATCACCATTGCTAAGACCAGCAGTGCTCGCAGTAGAAACTACTGGAGTTGCGGCGTTAGAAATAGCACTTAAAGCTACAACAGGCCCAAGGGTTTGGATTGACTGATCAATAAGAGTAAATCCACCTTGAACGGCGATTTGCCCTACTTGAAGAGCATTAGTAGTTGTAGTTTTAGTGTAGATAGTTCCACGACCTTGGGTCATGCCACGTTGCCAATAGAATTCAGCACCGGTGTCAGCACCCGCAGCATAAGAAACTGTAGAGTTATAGACGCGTATCCAGTCAACATCTGAGCGAATATTAAGAATAGTAGTTGCACCAGTTGCGGTGAATCTACCTTGTTGAATAATAGTTCCGTTCATTGTTACTCCTCAAGGTAAGGTTGCGCGAAGGTTGTAGATCCAAAGATCGTTCAAGATTCTTGGAACCTCAGCAAACACATAACCTAATGTTACGTTTTGGAAAAGAGGATCACTGTAAACAGGAGGTCTGTAGAGGAAGCGTGCTGAGTAGTTATCTTGCTCAACACATGCTAACGCTTCCATACCTTGGATGAAGATGTTGTACACATCGTTACCGAGGTTAGATGCATTAGGAGATACAGAACCTACAGAGCTGAGCATGAAGCGAACGTTGTTGTAGCTTCCCCACTCAGAACGTACTGTTTGGTTTTGATTTGGATAGTTCCATTTCGCAATGAAACCATTCAAGTTGTTCAAGCTTGAAGACAAGTTGGTGTGTCCAAGACCGATATAACAGTCACGAACTGGACCTGTACCAAAACGATCTTCACCTTCTTGAGAATCGAGGATCATCCAAGCATCGTTTGAAAGCAACGCTTGAGTAACATCGTCGATGTCAGAAGCTGAAAGGTTGGTAGGGTTGTCACCATTTGTTCCACCAGTACAGTTCACGAATGATGCAGTTGATGCAAGCATATCGCGCGTTAATTGGTCTTCAGTCATACGAAGAGAAAGACCGAGTAACTGAGCTGTTTCTGAAAGAACCGGATCTTGGTTTTGGAGTGTTACTTGTTGGTTGATAGCAACATATTGTCCATAGAAAGACATTGTCGCATCAATATCAACAGCAGTTAACGGAGTCGCAGGAGGCGTTGCACCAGATGGCCCGAGAGGGATTGGAGCAGTCGGTAGACGATCATAACGTCTCATACGGAGGGTTCTACCACCTTTAGCAGGTAAGCGTTTCGGTTCAGCTGCAAGCTTATGGATAAGATTTGGAGTTCTTACCGATAAGAGAACGTCATCAAAATGCTGCTGCACTGGTGCAGGTAGAAGTGTAGTAGTAGTAATCATAACTAACACCTTTTGAAAAACGAACGGATATGACTTGAGCGTGACGAAGGCTCCATACGTCGAAGGGAGGCAGGCTGTCGAAACCTAGATACGACAAATGCGGGGACGAATCGCGATACGTCTGCGATTATACTACAATAGTAGGATTACTTTTGGCAAGACAAAATCATTTGATATCTTACTAACAAAATAAAATTCTAACATTGCAACGGAGAATATATGGAAAATGATTTCCCAGAAGAAGTATTACAATTTATGAATGACACTTATAATCCTATGGGATTCTTAGAATATTTAACCGAAGAAGAAAAGCGTAAATATCGCAGAGAAGAGAAAAATCTTAATAAACAACTACAAGAGCTCAAGGAAGACTACAATGAAATAGCAGGAGAAAGATTAAGCTGCCAGATTCTCCTGGGTCATATCAAAGAAAAAATTGGTGAAAATAAATTCACAGAAATGACAGTGTATTTAAAATCATTGAACAGTATTCATCTTCAAAAGATATACACATTATTAAAGTAATAAATTTCAATCGAAGAAGGCCCTAGAATATTACTCTTCTAGAGCCAATCAAAGAAGATGAGATCGAGTTGGATGCGGAGGCTGGATTTGAACCAACGACCTCAGGGTTATGAGCCCTACGAGCTACCAGACTGCTCTACTCCGCGATGTAAGAGCACTATTCTATAATGAATTGTTAATATTTTCTACTATTACTCCCATAGTCATGAAAGCGTGTTGAAATACACCAAATGACGGGGTTGATTTAATCTTCCTCCAAAAATGAAGGGCGATCGGTAAGAATTCACGGAGTGCATCATTCATCTGATTCTTGCATTCTTCTTTATGCTCTGGAGGCAATTGATAATCAAGCAACCTTATAGTGGTATATGTTAACATTGCCAGCTTCTCATAAATAGATTTGTCAAAATCATCGAGAAGATGATTATTATCCATGATGATCTTCTGAATACACTCGGAAGACTTATACCATGGCTGTAATTTTTCTTGATTCCACGGATCAATACTTGTCTCTTTATTCATAATTATTCAAAATATTTCTTTTCTATAAAATGATCAATAATTAAAGATGCATCAGTATTCAGAATTTGGGATATAAAATTTAATATGGGATCCTGAATAGAATTTGTGATTGCCCAGTTAAGCTGCAATCCTTTACCATTTACATGAATATATAATAATTTGTTTTGTTTATCTAAAGTAGATCGAATCATTTATTCCTCTACTTTATCAATTTTCTTATTTTCTCTTTCACAAAGGCACCGCATATCTGAGATATTATTCTCCTTTTGATGATATTGAGATACCACTAGCCACGGACACAAAAGTTGATGGGCTAACTTTTCTTGTAATTCTTTAGACAAAGGTGAATTATTGATCATGCCTTTTAGTCCTTTTACTGTTTCTAAAATGATTTATAATTACCTCGGAATCTAACTTTAATACCTGCGATACTCTATTTATTAATTCTTTTTCTAAAGGGTCTGCCAATTTTTCTATAAGCAATACTGACCCCTCCAACACGAATTGTGGGGAATATATAGCCAGATATTTTACAGAATTTTTAGTGTACAAATATGATTCAATAACATGGCCATATCTCAATTTTCTATTGCTAAATTTAACTATCATTTTTGAAATCTATTCTCTGGTAGCCTTATGCTTATCAATAAACTGTTGCCATTCTTGCTCTTTAAAACAGCAAACATCACATTGCCGCATCGGAGATGGGAAGTTTATCCAACCAATGATCTCTGATACTTTAATGCGTGTTCCGTCTTCATAGGTAATGTATTCCTTGGGGTCTTGGCCTTCTGAAAAGAATATATGCAGATCAGAAGTGAAAAATGGCTTCACTTTCTTACCATCAGTTACGAGGACATACGTGTCGCGCAAGGGATGCTTCTCTTTAATAGATATCCATGTTGACATAATTGTCTCCTGAAAGTTGAACCCCGGGGCTACCGGGGTTTGTTATTATCTATATCGTTTGGCGTCAGATACCATTTTCCTGAGCTGTGCCTTTCTATCCTCTGAAAGAGTTCGGCGGTCGTAATCACCAAGAGAACTCAAAGGGGAAGTAGATTGCTGTGATTGTGGTGCTGCACTTGCTGTTCTTGGCTTTGATCTATTTTCTTCTATGCGAGCCGTTTGTTCTGGCGCATGAACTTCCGATAGGCCATAGTTTTTTATGAGCGTGTAGGCCAATTTTGCGCGACTATAATCATCAGGAACGTGTCCGATAGCCTGATATTCGTCAGGATAAATAGCTGCCAGGTTCTTAACCGAGTCTTCAGTCACGATGTTTTGGAAATCAGGCATAGCAGTTTGGATCTTACTCATGGCCTGCTGTTGTTGTTGATACTGCTGCTGACGCTTGAGCTCTTCGCGCAATGCTTTGATTTCTCGAGTTACTGTTTGAGAGTATTTCTTAATGTGACGACCCTCTATTATATCATCGTCATTCACACTGAAGTCTTCTTCAACAACAGGAACAGACTGAGGAGTACTCTGATGCTGAGGTTGCTGTACTCTTTGAGCTTCTAACCTCTCGCGTTCTGCTAATGCGCGCTCAGCTTTTTCAGCACGCTCACGCAATACTCGCATGTTATATTCACGGGTATCATTTTTCTTTTCAACTACTTTTGGCTCTTCTTGAGGCTCTCCAACCACTTGTTCTGCAACAACCTGAGGTTCTTCTTGAACTTGCTCTATGGGCTTTTGCGTATTAGGATCCAATTGCGTGTATACCAAAGGCTCTCTATCCATGACTCTCCTTACTAGGCAATAATTTGTTTTTTGTTGCTATCTACCGATGCTGCCACTTCAGCATTGTTGTATATAATTCCGTCTTTCTTTTCTCCATTTTCCTTTTTTACAAAATTCAACAACGAACCGTCCTCCAACGCCAAGCAGAATTGGAGAAGCTGTCTGTTATCCACCGAAGCCTCTACTCGATTGGCGAGAATGTAATGATACAACTGTTCGTTGGGAATATTCCACAAATACTGTAGCTGTCCGCTATTTGTGTGGTACTTAAATACAATTTGATTGTAAACGGGAGTTGGGCATGATCGCCGCGCAAAGAAATATGGAGTTACCGAATTATGAAGTAAGCGATCCACCTTGAAAAGCACCACAACATAGAAATCTTTGTTCTTATAAAGATCCTGATCTTTGGCATTGATCGCACATTCATGGATTTTCTCCTCAAAGTCACGAAACATAACCTTACGGTATTCCTGATGCGCATCATCAAGCGTGTTTGAAGAAGAAACTTCTTGTATTATCTGTCCAGCAGTTTTTTTGTTCATATATCTTTCCCGTTTATATACGCAGATAAACTACTATATTACTCACAAAAATCAAAAACCTCCCGTATTTCAGGGAGGTTGAGAAGTAGTCAGAAATCCAAAGTGGCATGGAAATCATTTATTTATTAGCACGTTTCATATGATCACGCAATGTACGCTCCATACGATCGCCCTTCTCACGGTCTTCATGCCGTTTGCGTAACTCGGGATACATTGCATACACCTTACGCTTAATGCCTGCCGGGTCGGGGGCAAAATGCGCACGGGCTAATGCATTGCGGGCACGAGCCATGGTATTAATAGGGAATGAGAACTTAGAAGCCCCACCTGCAGCGCCTGCAAACTCAGACGGCTTTACCGTCTTATATTTACCTGCGTTTGATGAACCTTTTTTGGTACGCATTACTTCTTCTTTACCACGAGTCACCTTAACTCCACGAGCAACGGTTACTTTTTTAGAAGAGGATGGTTTATTATGAGCCATGGATAACTCCTTAGCGAGACATATCACGCAAGTGGTGTTCCATATCCATCATGCCATCACGCTTTTTGCGTCGATCTGCACGTTTTTTGCCAACTTTACGAGCTTCGCTTAATGCTATAGCGACTGCTTGCTTACGAGAAGAAACACGAGGCCCTTTTTTAGAACCAGAGTGTAACTTATCTGCATCAAACTCACGCATCACTTTTGATATTTTCTTCTCTTTTGCTTCGTTAGATTTTTCAATCTTCTTAGCTTTTTTAAATAGAGCCTTATCTTTTTTAAATACACGTTTTTTCATGAAAGTATCCTTTTTTGATACTACCCCAAGGCTCCATGGGCAGAGCACAAGGGGTAGTGGTATGAACTAAATCACTGTGACATGAATGAGTCTTTAAACCAAGCTAAAAGCAGGCGCCGATCTGGTGGTCGGTTGGACTGTTGACGCTTTTTGGGAGTCTTGAGTACCTTATACGCAATCTTTGCAGCTTTTTTACTTTGGCGTATTTGTCCTGGCATATGAGCCTTTCGGAATTAGTAGCTATCTAATCCTAATACGGCTTAATATTTCTTAGGACCGAATACGCGCTTAAGATCTTCACCGTCTTCACGAAGCTGATCATGAACACCCATGAAGAGATCCTGAATGCCGCCATTCATATAAAGCTGAGATTTCGGCCAGTACACATCTTTAACATCTCTTGGAAGTAAAGAAGGAGCTGAGAAATCCTCGCGGATCATATCTCCATCACGGTTCATCGTTTTTTTAGCATAAGTACGAGCACCTGAAGCGTTGCTGTCCTTGTAGAAACGTTTTTTAGCCATGGTTAGGCCTTTCGTAGTAAATGCTCATTACTGAGCAAGGTTAGTTCCTCTAACTACGTCCTCAGAAACACCCTGAGGATATGGAGGCTCATTACGCGTTTGATTGTTCTCTCTCTCTTGTGCAGCAATTACTTCCTTTAAGGCTAGTATCTTTTGCAATTGTGACAAGTCTATTTCTTCAATTTCTTTTAATGCTTTCACATAGTTGAGTAATGCCTGCTCGTCATCTTTTCTTGCTTCAGCACGACGCTCTGTAGCCAATGCCTGATTCTCTTGAACACGAGAAAGACGTTCAATTCCGAGCCCTTGATCAGCCATAGAGCGAGATTTAGCCAATTCAGCCTGCGCTGCTTGCAACTGCATCTGCGATTGCTGAACTGCTTGAGCTTGTTGCGCTTGAGCTTGCTGAGCCGCTTGCATCTTCTGGATGATTTCAGTCTTATTCTGGATAGTAGCTGACTCAATGAGTTGATCTTCTGGAATCTGAATACCCATCTCACGCAACTGAACCAACTGAGCAAACTGCATCTGCTTTTGTGTGTCTGTGTTGAACCCAGCCTCAACTTGACAGTGGTATTTACCAAACGCCTTATTATAGAATAACGGAGCTGGTTCTTTGCCTTCAAGCATATTCTTAATCTTACCTGGCGTGTAGTTGGCACGCACCACATCCATAACCAATTCACCCAAGAGTTTTTGTGATTGATCCAAGTTGTCGAACAATGGTTGCAAGGTTGTTAGCCCGGCACCTTGACGAAGTGCAGATAAGATACCGGCCTTATCATCTTGAGCAGATCCAAGGAGCTCTTCATTCACACCTGAAACTAAATTCATTTCTTTGCTGAATGTTTCTTGCAATTGGAAGAATGATGGTGGTATTTGAGGAGGAATAATTGGCTGTATGTCAGCGAGTTGCGCTTCATCCTTAATTGGAATCACACGACCTTGGCCAGTCTGGAACAAGTGCTTCACATCAACAGGAGCATTCTCCTTAAAGATCCATCCAGAGTTCACTTGTGACTCAAGAAGATCAGCAGAAAGAATTATGCGTCGATTGAGGAGCATTTGTGGATCACGCAACGAACGGCATACACCCTGAATACGGCTGTAGAAATATGGCATCATTGGGTTGTAGTAACCGATGACGGGAACGAATGGGTAACGGTCAATTCCTAATGGGTTAGGCCCATCGTAGAACACACGGTCTTGGAGCAAGAGCGCTAGTCGAACGGTAGGAATAGTTTGCTTGATGACCTCAACGTTCGGGTTCAGCGACAAGAAATAATCAAGATCAACATCAGCATTGTCCGGGAGCTCGAATGTTTCCCCGGTAAGTTTATCAACCAATAAACGTTGCTCTCTATAGTCACGGTAATAGTACTCGTCATACGCCAAACGATTCGCTTGAGTCATACCATATGATTCCGGCATGTACTGGAAACGTCCATCTCTTCCTGTACCCGTAGGATTACCAGGCAACGCCATAATGGCATCATACTGCTCTTCAGGGAATAACGATGCTGCTGCTGAGTGTGACATAAAGCTACGACGCCAGACAAAGTTACAGTCAGAGAGATCTTTTTTTCGGAAGTATGGATCTACGACAAAGCTATTGTACGAGCAGTTGTCTACCTTAACTTCACCAGAAACGGGATCATTACGCCAATCTACGTACACATGCAGCAAGTTCATACCAGCGATAGTCGCACCTTGGTGGAACGCTTCAGATATCGTCTCATCCACACCTTCACGGTTGTAGATATGCATTAATATCTTGGTCCATTGGTCAGCGGTATGCTGGTCTGCGTTTTCAAGTGGCACTACAATGGTAGACTTACGCGTTCGACGCTGGTGTCCTGATATCATTGAGCAGATAGGACGAACTCGGTTGAAGTACCATGTTTGTGTATTGCTCGAGTTGTTTGAAGTCCAGCTTCCTATTTCAGAACCCAAAGAAGTATCACCCGCTTCAAGACGGGTATCTATGGTCGCTTCTTTCCAGTAGGTCTGCCACAGTGATTCATTGGCATTGTAATCTGAATCAATCTTACGTTTTATAGCCCCGAAACTATTAAAGTCCAGAGTCTCTGGCGGTCGTATGAGCATACTCGATCCTTTTGTTAGAATTTTTTACTATTTGGCTCCTCTATCATACAACGGATTATATCTGAATACAGGAGGTAAATCTCCTTTATCGCCATACATAGCCTGTGCTCTTTTGCGCTCAAAGTCTTCAGCGCTCATACCTCTCTTGGCTTTATGTATAGAAATACAGAGATAGCGAAGCGCATCGCATGCGTGAGAAGCCCAGTTATGAACCGGCTTATTCTTGTATGCGTTTGCTCGCTCGTCCCACTCTTTTCGATAGTTTTCCATTGCATCGATAAGAGACTTGCAACGATCTTGGTCTATCCAGAATTTGTTGATATGTGTCCACACGTTCTCAATTCCTTCTATGATCCCAATTTGATCAACAAGAGTAAAATCTATGCCAAGCTGACGCGCCTTTTCAAATCGAGTAATAGCGCCGCCACCCCACTCACGAACTTTAATATCATGAGGAGCAAAATGCTTACCATAGCGATACGGCTTGTCTTGTATTTTCTTAGCATAATGATCGAGTCCAAGACCAGTATTTGAGTAGTAATCTATGATACGGATAGACACTCCCCCTTCACCAACAAGCTGGAAGAAGATAATCGTTGTCGCATCGTTAACTCCGATATCCCATGCAGTATGCACTTGAAGACCCGGCTCCCATGGCACCGATGTTATCTGACCACGAGCCCTCAGATTATCCAAGTGAGTTCCATAGTAAGAACCAGAAATACCACGTTCGAACGAACACTCATATTCTTGGAGATAGAGGCCTTCATCCATCTGCAACTTCTCTTGCGCAAGAACGTCATCCGGTATGTGCTGTATCTCAGAAGCTCTATGTACTATGACACGCCATTCAGGAAGCTCCTGAGCTAATTTGTAGAGATGCCACGCATGATTCTTTCCACGAGGGGTGGTTACCATCAGGCACCAGCCACCGTTCGCTGCGAGAATCGGACGTATAAACGCAAAGATATCCTGAGGCATAAGGGCATACTCAGACAAGATGATAGCGTATGGGTTAGTACCAACAAGGGAAGTATCATAGCTATCACCACCAATGCATTGCAGCACTGAGTTATTATGGAATATGATCTTCATTTCCTGCTGATTGATAGACTTAACAACCGGCTTAGGTATGAAGTCTAAGAACTTGGTGCCATCGATAGCGATAGCATCCCAGATCGCTTTACGTGCTTGTGAGTAGGTAGGTAGCACATAAAATACAAGGCATGGCTTCTTCAAGCATTGGCGAATGGCAAGGTTCCACCCCAAGATGTCCTTGCCAGCACGACGACTCGCCACGTAAAACACACGTTTTGATAATCCCTGATCGATGATATCGAACACCTCTTGTTGATACCATCTTAGCTTGAATTTGCTCAGGGCAACATTTACTTCAACGTTCACTCTTTACCTATACGAGAGGTGATCATATCCAACTCTTCTTTGGTAGTAACTTCTGGTCGATCCATAATGAGATTGAACGTATGTGGCTGTTTGTCTTCATCTTTTTTAAGCATCGCATGATACTGGTTGATCTCTACGTAATCGGAATCCAATACATGCATATCTTTATACGCCACATCTTTATCATAAGTTCTCTTTAAAGCACCCATTCTTCTCTTGGTTGCTATATTGAGCTTAGCGTCTTGATATGCTTGGTTAATCTCCGGATACTTCAAACACCAATCTCGAAAGGTTTGTCTTGGTATCTTATAGATCATAAAGAACTGTCCAAGGTCCAGAGCATCTTCAGACTCAGACCAGGTGAGTATAGTGTATGCCACTCGCTGTCTAAAGCTATCTCTACTGGGAAAAAGCTCATTAGATTCATAGCTATAAAACTCATGCCAACCTCGAGAAGTTGATAGCTCTTCAGGTCGATCTTGGACGACACGCTTTTTTGACTGGGATTTCGGTTTCTTTATAGTATTGGTTATTTTGCCACTTGTTTTTTTCATTCTACCTCTCTGATAGTAAATTCTGTGCGCGGATCATTGCTAAAGAGCTTACGCGCTATAAGAGATACTATAATTGCATCGTCATGGAAAATGCCAGCATCTTGCGCGGCGTCTAGGACAAATTTTATAAGATTATCAAGATCAGGTCGAGATATCTTAGGTAGATTCTTCGCATTCTGGGCTTCGTTCTTACCCTTAAAGTAAAAAGTGATAGTCATTTCCACTGCTGTCGCAAAGGCTGATCTATCACCGTGTTCTCTTTGAAGATTAAGACCCCAACAGACCTTATCCTCGGCTTGGGCATCAAAGAATCTTTTGCCATTGAGTCGAGGTCGAGTCCATGATATGGGACGCCCTTTTACTACATAGGTTATACATTTGCTCATGACGTTCTCCGTTGATTTGCTTTATACTCGCCAACTTCTTTCCATCGGGCTGAGAGCAAGTCTCTATTACAAGTGCAGTGCTCATGAACCGCCTTGAAAATACCACTAATTTCAACGTTGGACAAATCTAACAGTATGGGGTTAGCCATGACATTCCCGCAGACCGAAAGTATCGTCTTGCCAGAATCTGTGTGCAATAACTCTTCCCGATCGAGAGCTTTGTCATAAGCAGAACGATTATCAACTTCCCGTTTGCTGGAAGTAACTCGCGGCGCCGGAGGCGTTGTGCGAGTTTGGTTCGAAAGTTGTCCCATTAGGGTAGGGCTAGGGGATACTCTCGAACTTCCGACCATCTTAGAAATACTGCCAACCATGGTCATAACTCTTCCAGCTCCATCAAAGGAAGGTTCCAGCTTTGTAATCTCAGCCGTTACATTCCCTAAGCTTGAAAGATAGCTATTCAAGTTGGACAACTCAGATTCAGCCTTCGTGTTCTGGTAGGCAATAGCTGCCCGTTCCAGACCCTGCTTCAAGAACGAAAATTTACGCTTGAGCTCTACTACTGCTTCCACTTTCTTCTCCTTAGTCGGTTGTGCGATAGCAAATTGCTGTTTGAGCAACGCCCCGATGGCCGCAAATTCATTCCGAGCTGGTGAACTTTGGCTAGCTCGTGCGCGCGCATCGAAGTTATACTTCGTAGAATTAATATTTTTTATATAAACATTCTTAGTTACGTGTCGCCTCTTCTGGAAAAGAGAGTCAACAGCTTGTAAAGATAGGTGTCCCAAAAGCAAAATAAATGACAATTTAATGGGGGCTGAAAGAGCCATCGTCAACAAGAATGGGAATAGAGATTTGAGCTTGTTAAGAACTTCAGGCATTCTAAATTCATCACGTAACCGATAGGAAGATGACCGCTGAAGCATTCTACCATTGTTCGCCTTATAGAACCTATGCTTCTGATCAAAAAGAACACCTTCGACTGATTTGAGCACTTCATTCACAAACTGACGAGATACACCCACTTCTTTTGCAATATGACCCTGGCTCTGAAAGAATAATGGCATCTTGAGATTGGCCTTGAGAACATGCCCGATCACCTTTGTACGAGCGGGAGTCCAACATGCCTTTTGTAATCTAAATATTAATTCTTGAATTGATTCTTGACGAATGGCATTTATTAGCATATGATAAAGAAGCTTTCGATAAGAAGTTTTGACCGCAAGGAAGTGGCTTTCTCGATCGCTATATTTACCAAAAACAGGTGGGTATAAAATTTGTTTATCATTATTGGTTTTTCTGATACAAATTACCGCAAGCACTTATTGACGGGAATCAATATTAAGTGGCTTGCAACAAAAAATTATGGCTTAGGTACTCACCTAAGCCGTTTTGTTTTCTTAGCGTATTAGAACAATATGATAATAATAATATTAATAATATATTGCCTAAAACTTATATGAGTATGTATAAGTTGAACGGAAGTATAGCCCACTAGATCGAATTAATCAAGATCTTCACTTTTATCTTCTATTGAACCCTGAAGATCATCAACTCTCTTGTGAAGCTCCTGCAAAGAAAGGAATATTTTCTTTTCTACTCCCGACCCCCCTTTTTCTAGATTGGTATCTATCATAGAAGCAGCCATTTCACAGGCTAAATATGCTCCTAACATTATAGAAGAAACTATCACAAACATTGCGATAATGGACAGCATTAACACGTAAATAACCATAGTCTATAATCCTTCCTTCATTTTCTTAACAATCTCTTCTCTCAAATTGTCTATTTTCCCATCTATATTCTTAAGAACCAAAAGCAAATCACACAACTTATGTGTGTGCCATACATCATAGTCCTGTATCTTGTTAAGGAGATATAAGAAAATAGATAGACCACCAAAAATGATCGTCCAAAGAAGAATGGTAATAACTGTTAAATTCATTTCTTCATATCCCTATCATTAATCCCTTGATATGTGAGTACCAGTTTTGTTTACCGCGGTCTTATGCGCATCACTGCATACCAAGGGATATTTGTAGATTTATTCTTCTAGTTTAAAACTGCTATCAATATATCCCCATGAAAATATATCTTTTGGACCGAATTCAAATGGCTCAGAAATATAATCAGTGATGGAATCATAGTCAAAGCCACATTGAAAATCATAACTCCAATAATCTGACTTCAGCTCGTGCCATATTGTTTCTGTTTTTAATATGAAAGCTTTTTTCAAAGAATTCGAACCATTAAGGCACGATCGAGGAGACGAAATTACCAAAAAAGAAACTGATAAAAACAAAGGGAAATACTCACACCCCTGTTGCTTCAGGTCATCAAAGTACTTCTTCACTAATTCCGAATCTGTATTGAAAGAAAAAGTCTTTCTTCCTTTAAATACAACACATGGATATTCAGAGTTCGGAGAAGGCATAATTTCTTTAGCAATAGTTAATTTCAAACTATTTTCATGCGTCATTATTCTTTATTCTCTTCTTTAATATCTTTTTTTGCATAGTCTTCATAATACTTCTTCAAATCATCAGCAGGGATCACGAGATTCACTGTTTCCACAGTATGAGTCAACATCACTACCTTCTTAAACAAGAACTCGATGAAGTCCTTCGAACGACCTTTCATGAAATCCAGTTCGTTATCTATGTCCTTTTGCTGATCGGGACTCATTTGAGAGTAGAGATGTTCCCAACGCTTGATATCTTCTGCAGCTAATTGCATTTTTGCCATGCTAATCCTTCTTTCTGTATGGTTTTAAAATAATTGGCTCACAACCCGCCTTTAAAATTAATTTGATAGGTAGTTTGTTTTGTAAAGTGAAAGCTTCTGAATGAAATGTATCTTCCTTGAAAAGGACATTAAACCTCATGTCAGATAAATTTTTTTTCATAAGGGGAATCTCCAACTTCGCATCTGGCTTAAACTTTACTTCCCCTCCGTAATATCCATTGCTTTCATTTCTAAATTCTATATCTATATATCCCTTTATGGTTTTTAAGGTATATCCAAATGCTACTTCGCGAGATTCATCTTCGTCTTGAGATTTTTCTTCATTTTTTGAACGAATCGCTTCTCCTTTTCTTTCAATTCCAATTATTTCTTCATCAATTAGATTTTCTACGTTATTTATAGACTCTATCCAAGAAGATGAACAGCATTCCCCAACTGCTTCATACACAAAAAACTCATTCCCATGGAAGTTAATAAACGCAATACATTGATTATCTTCATCCATATATATGTACTGGATTGTTTCTTCTAATAGTTGCCTCATTGTAATTCTTCCAGTTAGGTTCTTTTGTTTTTATTAATGTAACCCATTACAATTCCATACTTCGCTTCACTCAGCTCATCTATGGACTTAATATTGTTAAATTTCAGAATGTTTTGGTAAAGCTCGGAACCATTAGAACAATCTTTGAGTGCGCGTTTTATTTCATCAAGGTATATCTGGCGAGTAGATATGTGCTTTTCTTCTTCCTCACCGTCATCGTCATCCGGGCATAGTCCACAAAGCGCCAATATCGCATACTTACGCATATAAGTTTGAGCAGCACCTTTGGCTTGGTTTCCATCTTTTTCACTTTCCATATAGCGCTGATCCTCGATCCATTGACCAGAGGGGCAGTGGGTAAGGCGGCTTATGAGAATCTGTATGCTGTCCTTAGCCATAGCTCCTTGGGAGATGGCTATTTTTTGATCATAGAGCGCATCTTCTACTGCACCATAGATATCTAGTAAAGTTGCGTATTTATAACGCTGGTGGGCATTTGTTCCACTAAAACCGGTTGATTTAAATGACCGACGAGCTGTCGCAAGAGCCCATAACACTTCTCTAACATCTTCAGACATTAAAGAGCAGTTTGATTTGGCATATTCCATCATGCAGCCTCCCGAGGAATTTTAGACCATTGTCTATCAACATATCGTTTAACTTTACGCATTACACTCGGGCACATAGCCATCAAGTCGGGAGTAGATATAAGCTTCTTTAGTGTGTTATATCCTACTCCGAGTTCTTCGGCTAACTTCTTATTCCCAAGGAAAAAAGCATCCTGGATCTTCAGGAGCTTTTGGATGTAATGTTCTCTCATATCCACATCCATCTTTTTTTCGGTATTTTCCATAAAAACTCCTTTATATATAGGATAATTATAGCATATATCAAATTGGTGTCAAATTAGTATCAAATTAAGGTTGACTTTTGAATTCATGGGTATAGAATATAAGCATACTAACTTGATGAAAGGATTAAACATGATGGAACTCATTTATAAAGCAAACACAAACAAAGAACAAAATGTCTGCTGGTGGTGTGATAAAACTATCAACAAAGCATACGTAACTTACGAAGGTGCAGCAAAAGATGAATCATTCTGCAATCCTGAATGTGCACGATCACATTACGATGCATACCATATTCCTATCAACTAAGAGAGCGAGAGAGTGAAGAAAGAAAAAAGAATATGCAGCTGGTGCCGAGAAAGAATTGGAGAGCATTACTATAAGTCAGTGCTTGGAAGAAGAGATTACTACTGCTCCCCTCTTTGCTGCTTAAGACATTCAAGCCAACTTATGCCTATCCAGATGGTTGCGCTTGAAAAACCAATATTATGCTCCCATAAATAACCCGAAGGAAAATAAAATGGATTGCTTCTATGAATCTTTACTTTTTTTTCTCGTAAAATCAGTAGGATCAGCATTTATTATATTTGTCGCTATAGAATTTTTTAAAAAACTATTTATAAATCAATGCCATAAAGATGCAACTATATGCTTAGGATTGAAAAAAGCATTTATAGAAAACTTTTATCAATTTCATAGATTCAAAAAGTTTATAGATGAAATAAATACCATCCATAAAGAGGGCCAAGGTTTTCTAGAAAATATTCATGGGCATCCTGGATTTAAAAAAGTAAAAACGGGAACTGATAAAAAACATTTGAAGAAATGGATGGATACATCAGATCATATGATAAGATTGAATTCCCCATTGCTCGATCTCATGAAAAGTGAAGCTATTTCATATAGTATTTACACCAATCCTCGAACATTGATAGAAGATGATATATGTAACATAGAAAATAAAATAGTATTTATGCGAGTTATGAGATCAACAATGCTCGATTATATAGTATCTGATATAGATAAATCACAAGACATACACCAACACTAAAAGAAAAAATATGATTATTTCATTGTGTATCACCGGCTTAATATTTGGATTCTGCTTAGGACGATTTGCCGGTTTAATGTGGAAAAAATATGAAGAAAGAAGACTGCGAAGTTATTTAAGAAAAAGAATGAAAGAATTCTTAAAATCAAAAGAAAATAAACAATAAAGGATATTCATGGATTACATATTTGCTGCTATTTTTGCTACAGCCAGTGCAGCTTTTTTGCATCACGATACTGTCAAATCCCAAGAAATTAACTTTCATGTTTCTGTTAAGAAAGACGGGCAACCACAAAGGCCAATGATTACGTTTAGAGGAATCCCATTCGATCAGATATGCAACCTATGCTTAAATTATGCATGTCACTATCACATTCAAAATCATCAAACGCTATCATTGTGCGATTCACACGAGAAGGCATATACTAAATTCAAATCGTTAAACCAAAATTACGATGGAAAGGAAGTGTATGAAAAGTATATTATGTATATTGGGGTTGATGATGACTCTCAGGGGAATGAATGACAAGAGAGACATATCCCCACTAAAACCTAAGCTATATTCGGGCAGTGTAAAGAAAATA